ATCACCGGCCTCTATCTTATCCCAGATGGCTTTGTTCGTAACCTTGAGCATTAACCACCAGCTACCTTTCTTCAATGGCTTGTCGCCTTTTATAGTGTCTACCTCCGGCTGGAAACTCTCCAGTATAGGAAAGAAATAGCGCTTGCCAGCGTGGTTGATCCGGATCCTCTTGGTGTCCGTGGCGTACTTCTCCATGAACCGGTACATAGCCTTCTCAATTTCCTTTTCATCGGTATAATCGCCTTGGGTGTCGATCTCGTTCGGCTCGTAAACTATGCCGCCAATGACCTGTTCGGCTTTGCCTACCTTTACTATTTTGAATTTCGTTATGGGCTCTTGGCACATATCAGTTTCCCGCTGCTCCTGGCCACATGTGAGGCAGCGCGGGTGCCCGTTCGGGTGCGTCCACTTAGCCGGCTTGAATTTATGCGGATAGGTAGCGTTTTCTCTGTTCTCACGGATCTTCTCGGTTTCAGCCTCGTAAGCCTTCCGCCGCGAGTCGCTGAGTCCTTTCTCAGCCTTTCCCTTCATGGGCGTTCCACATTCTGAACACTCAATCTTAGCACATGCCTCCCCTCGTTCATGCTTCTGTTCATGTCCACACTTCGGACAGACGCACACTTCGGCCCCACCCACGCCCTGGCGTTCACCGCCCACGCCCTGGCCCTCGCCGAGTGCTTTTTCGACCTTCTCTGTAACCTTTTCCTTATGTTCATCGACCCAGGCCCGGGCTGTAGCCATTGTCCAGGCTTTCTTTTTTTTGTCGAATATGTAGGTGCGGATCTTCTTATCTTGGCCGCAGTAGAGCGCCTTTATACCCTGGGCCTCGTCTATCTTTATCGTAGCCGTTACCTCGCAATCTGGACCTACAGGGATCCTTACCGAATCTTCCGTTTCCTCTGGCTTCTCGATAATGACCGGTTCCTTTTTTTCGACCACCTTCAATTCTTTCTTCTTTTCCCCTGGCTTCTCCTTCGCCACCATGATCTTTTCAATCTCTTCGCGGGCCTTCAGAATCAAGTCGAACACAGGGATGTAAGAGCTATCCGGGCCCTCTGGCATATACTTAAAGACCGGTTCCTTTCTCGTTTGATCTTTAATCAGTTGGCCTATAACAGCCTCGAAGCTATCGCTACGATTCTCTTTCTTGTTCTTTATGATAACTTCTACGTTACTTACCTTTTTTGGCGATTTAATAAAATCACCGCTCACGCAGATATAGTCTGGTATTACCAGCATGTCGACAAGCGCGGAGATGTCAAGCCCCCACATCGAACTCTTGAATACCCTGGCCCCTAACTCCTGGTCAATAGGCAGACGTCGGAAGAAGCTAATTTTCCGGTCGTCCATTTCCTTGCGCAACAACATATACTTCGTCACAAAATCCTTCCTATCCATGCCGGCAGCCTTCTTGAGGTCGGAGTCGAGAAAATATTTATCGAATATATTAATGAACCTTGAACGTAAATCCCTGAGATCTCTAGTCTCCAACCCGGCCAGCTCCTTGTTCGTTATTTGCTCTATCAGGATATTCTTTCTTTTCATTTCAACCACCTCTCTTACCGGTTTCTAGGTAATATTTTTTGGTACTTACATTCGGGAAAACTACTGCATTTATATTTCGTACGGCAACAGGTCTGCATGCTAAGCACCACGGATCCGCACAGCGGACACGGCTCTGTTTCTGGCTTACCCTTCGGTTTCGGCATCACAGGCGCCCGTCTTTTTACATGCTTCCCTTCATCACTCCTCACCACAATAAGATTTCCTTCTGCGGGAGGAACTCGGAACTTTTCCCTAGTCAGTCTTTTTAATCTTCCGCAACACATTTTATTCTCCCAGCAGCCGACTCATAGCCAAGCTCTGTAGCCCAGCCGCCCAGCTGATTATAATCCATGTGAATAGATAATCCACCGGCAAGAAAATCCCGAATAGCCTCATCGGAAAGACAATTAGAAGAGCGGCCGTCAGCCAATGTCCGAGGCAGTATGGACAGGTCACAAGCTCATAGAAGAAACTATTACCACTGCGACAGGTGCTCTTATAAATCCACCTTCTCGGCTTATCCATCAGCTGCGAATGACTGATAAAGAAAGAAACCGAAGCCACTACCATCGAAAAAAGAATCGCTCTTAGTATCATCTATTCATCCCTTTGCGTAGCTTATCCACGCTCAGATCCGGCGGCATGTGTAGCTCCCAGAAATCCGTGCGCCGCTTGTGGTCAATCTTCTTGAATAACATTTCAGCTGCAAGGTCGATTATCGTATCGGCCGTCGGGTAATATCTCTCCGTTAGTGCCGGCGACATCGGACAGGGACAGTCAGCTGCGGCAAGATTCACAGGTGCAGCCTTCAGAATATCCATCCTTCTCTCACATACGCTGGCTATAATCTCGCTGCCGATTCCATACGCTCTATTCCCTACATCGGCCACCATGAGGCGGCCGGTTTTTATCACGGACTCGATTATCGTATCAATGTCGAGTGGGTTTACACTCACTAAATCTATTATTTCTGCATCGATCCCGTTCTCCTGTAGCACGGACGCGGCTCGCATGGCCTCGATGAGGGTGTCAGCCATGGCGACAATGGTCAAGTCACTGCCATTCCTTACAGTTACGCACTTATTAAGAGGGAAATGATAAATATATTTTGCTGTATGTTGTTTGATATTATATAGCCAGCGATGTTCTAAGAATACCACCGGATTATTATCTTTAATCGCCCCAATCAATAGGCCCTTCGCCATCCACGGCGTCGAAGGGATGACGACTTTCAGGCCCGGGACGTGGCCGAATATCGAGTGCATGACAGCCGTATGCTGCGGCGCATCGCCCCACCTGCGGCCAATAGATATCCTGTAAACGGCTGGCACCGGGGAGTCGCCCCCGAACATATAGTTCCACTTCGCAGCTTGAGTTACGATCTGGTCGAAGGCGAACAGTGCGAACTCCACTCGTCCGTGATATATGACGGGCCGCATGCCAGCTATTGCAGCCCCAGTGCAGAAGCCTGTAGTCGCGTTCTCTGAGCAAGGCGTATCGAATACCCGGCCGTGATACTTCTTCGCAAGCCCCTTGACAGTTCCATCACATTCGCCTGGTTTATCAGCGCCCAGGCCCATGAGGAACACGGATTCATCCTTTTCCATAGACTGGTCGAGTGCTTCCCGGATGGCTTCAACGTATGTTAAGATTCTGCTCATTTCGTCATACACCTGACTTTAATTTCAAATATTCCTGTATATATTTTCTCTACAGGCACCCCTAAACCATCGGTTATATTCTCTACTTCACGTTCAATTTCAATTTCGAATATCATTGATTTATCCACTTCTTTCTTCGCTTTCGCCCATAACTTATTAGCATCTGTTCCACAATCAGTGCTTATTATTTTAATCATGATAAACTCCTTCTATAAGGCTCGCCGGATCTGGGAACGGGCTCTCATTGGCGAATTTAATGGCTTCGTCGATTTCCTGATTTATTAAATTTTCAACCAAGGCCAAAGTCTCCAAAGAGACTCCTGCAGCTATAGCCATTGCCTTCGCTAATTTCAACGGGCAGGCCTCCAAGCGTCGCGCCAGAGAATCCTCTTTCCGGTATCCCAAATCATCATCCATTAACGGGGCGCTGTGAGCCATGTGCCGGTAAGTTCGGCACTCAATGACGCTGACTTCCATCGGATTATCTAATGTAATTCTTTTCGCTCTGTTTGTTTTCTCATAGACCTCGTAGACATCATTTCCGTCCGCCCGAAAATAGACCCCTCCCAATCCCTCGACGACTTCCTTGAGGCTAAATTCCTGTGGGTGCCTGGCACTGAAATCACTCGTAGCCGCATAGAGATTATTCTCCACGACTATAATCAGCGGGACTTCCATCAACACTGCGAGGTTTATCGTCTCATAGAACGCCCCTTCGTCGGCAGCACCATCGCCTACGAATACCACGCTCACAGCCTTTTTCTTTCTCTCCTTGAGTGCAAACGCAGCCCCCGCCGCTATTGGCACAACGCTGGATAGGATCGAGATCGAACCCATGAAGCCCACGCTCTTATCAATAAGGTGCATGGATCCTCCGCGTCCCTTCGCGCAACCGGTGGCCTTGCCATAGAGTTCGGCAACCATGGCTTTTAGGTTCCCACTCTTTGCCAGGTAATGGCCATGTGATCGGTGGGTGCTGAAGACCATATCCTGATTCGTAAGGTTCATGCAGACCCCAGCGGCTATTGCCTCTTGGCCAATATAAAAATGAACGAAGCTACGACGATTATCCTTTAGGTATTCCGCGACGAGCCGTTCCTCGGCAAGCCGGATCCGTAGCATTCGCTGATAGGCATCGAGTAGTAAGATGTTATTCATAGTTTTTTAAATCCCACACAGCCAAAATTCTCATGGACTTCAAAGCGTGCAAAATATTGCTCGGCATCACTATATCGGAATAACGTTTTTTCAGTAGGCTTTACGAATACACAATTCATTCGGATTATTCCTTGCAGCTCCTCCCATAATAATCCTTATCCCGAATTGAGTCGTCGGGATAACAGGTCGAAACCTCAAAGATAATAACTCTTTGAGAGCCAGCGCCGAGCGAATGTTTTGTCCCGGGCTTCACATGGACAACTTCGTTGAAGGCGTATGACTTCTGCTGCTCTTTTCCAGCCTTGTTTATCCAGCGGTAAACCAGCGGGCCGTGCCAGACGTAGAGCGTCTCCTCTTTTTTCTCGTGGTGGTGGAGACTGGTTCTGGCCCCACGGTTTATATACAGAACCTTCCCCAGATATTTCTTCGGAACCTGAGCGTACCAGACCTCGACCCCCCAGGGTTTTCTTACTTCCTTGTTATTTTCGAGTTTGTTCATCCCTTTCCTCCATATCTATAATACAGCGGCCGCATTCCCCGGAACGAACACGGGCAACGGCGCTGTTAATTTCTTCTAAAGGATATCTGTGAGTTATAAGCTCGTCAAGTTTCAGTTTGCCAAGCGAGTAGAGATTTAGGTAGCGAGAGATGTCATCAGCTGGGTTCGATCCGCCGCCCTCACTCAGTATTATCGTCTTACCGAACAGTTTGCGCATGGAACTCATCCGCAGGCTTTTGTCGGCTTCTGGCAACCCGACGAGAATTACCCTTCCGCCGGGTTTCACAGCCTCGTGAGCCCACTCCGCCTTTCCAGAACATTCAACAGCCACATCAACCCCGTTTCCGGTCAGCGTAAAGAGTGCCGAAAGGATATCGGAATAGCCAGTCTTGATTGCATTGAACTTATGTGTAGCGCCGAATTCCTCGGCCATCTCGAGCTTATGGTCATAAACGTCGATTGCGATTATCGGATAGGCCGACTTCATGGCTGCCGCCTGTATAACATTCAGTCCTACGCCCCCACAGCCAAGCACCATAATGGACTGACCTATATTAAGCCATGCTTCATTATCTATAAGGCCGAAAGCCGTCGTAACGGCACAACCCATCAACGCTGCGATGTCGAATGGAATATGCTTTGGGATCTTCGTCAGCCGGTTCTCAGATACTATGGCGTATTCATTGAATGTTGTGATCAGGCCACCTCCGACCCTCAGTCCATTCCATGTATAAATAGGAAAGTCGGATTCAATGCCGGGCCCCCTCCGCCAGTGTAGGACGACGTGATCGCCTGGCTTTAGATCCGTCACACCAGGGCCTGTCTGCACAACCTTCCCTCCGCCTTCGTGACCAAGTAGATGAGGCAAGAAACGATCTTCCTTGGCCTCTATCTCCCGAATCTGAGAGCCACAGACCCCACTGCAAATTATCTGCACAAGAACCTGGCCGGCTGTCAGCTTTTTAGGTATGATGATTTTATCCACCACCAACTGGGATCCAAGCTTCTCCAGGATGGCCGCCTTGCTAATAATTTCTTCTGCCAATTTCCACCTCTCTTATTGTTAGGCTCTTGTAAGTCTGAGACAGCGCGAAGATGACGGCTGCCGCCTCTTCCGGATATATGAATTTCTTGAAGCCGGGCCTGTTTTTCACCATGTCTGTTCTCACCGCCCCAAGGTAGACGTCCAGAATTCGTATGCCAAATTCCGCAGCCGATGGCTTGATAGATTCAGAGAATCCTCTCAGCCCATACTTGCTTGCGCAATAGACCGCCTCGTCCTGGCCGGGCCTTTTGCCTGCGATAGAGTTTATGTTTATTATTAGGCCTTCTTTTTTTAGCTGGAATAAATGAAATGCGAAGGCTGTCATAGATATCGGAGTGACAAGATTCGTATCTATCAATGCTTGATATGACTCCCGTGGCACTCTATGTATCGGAGCATTGGAATAAATTGCCGCGTTATTTATAAGCACCTTGAGCTTCATCAGCTTCGCAATATCAAAAAGAGCGTTCTCTGTTTTGAGAGAATTGATGTCCCCAGCTACGAACTCACACTTCCGACCCTTTCTCCGGATAGCCTTCCGGACCTCTTCCAGCCTCTTTAGGTCCCGACCGTGCAGGATGATATTATATCCGTGTTTCGCAAACTCTAGAGCCAGGCTCCGCCCCAGACCTTTACTAGAGCCAGTGATCAGCGCTGTTCTCATTTCCCCACATACCGATAGAAATATTTGTTGCCATTTTCCTCAAAAGCCACTTTAAATTTCCAGCCTTTTTTCCAATCTTTCTTGTTTATAAATCTAACCTCACCCGAAATAGATAGAAGTCCGATGGTTATGTTTTTATAAGAAACATGCCAAGCAATTCCTTTTGCTCTTATAAATATAAGGTTAGTATGAATTTTCACATCTATCTTTTCCCATTCAGGCATGACTTTTCCTCCTGTTATTTTCTTCGTTCATACCACCTCTAATACCTCGACGAACACCCGCAGGGGATTGTCCGTCATTACCATTAAATCACCCTCATTCAGTGGTGTAGTTACTAACTTTTTACAGTCAGGGATAAACTTTTCGGCCTCTTCCCTCGTTTTATACACCACCTTTGAATAGACCATATGCCGTGCCCCATTTACCTTCAAATGTCCGACTGCCACGAGCTGATAGATTTTCATTCGCCATCCCTTTTAATTAATTCATCTATAATTAGCTTCGTCAATTTATAAAGAGCCACTGGCCGCTTGTTTGAATATTCCACTTCATCCAAAAACAATTCGGCTTCAATGATTTCGTAGGCTGATATCAAGACATGTAATCTATCCAGCCTTCTGCCTGTTCTGCTCATACGCCCTCCTATACCACCGCCACGAAACTCCCCTCACACCCAGGATGTTCTAATAATACACCCTCTGCTTCAGCAATTGTATAAATCCTGCCGTCATTCTCAGCGCAGATATCACAACAAACTGGGTCTTCTACCCTCTCTAAGTGTGTTATCCCCATTTGGTCATAGCCCTGTCGTTGACCTTCAACAAGCGAGTTCCCCGTCTCCGTTCTTGCAATCATCGTTGCCCTGTCCCTATGTAATCGCCTGGCATAAATCTCTGCCATCTCTCGCTGCTTAATTGCCGTGTATTCCGGCCTATCTAAGATAAGCATCTCGTGGTAGTTGGCGACGGCGAATATGTTCTTCTCTGTCAATCCCACCAGTGGTCTGAGTTCCCTAGCTATCGTCGGGACAGACTTCCCAGCCTTCACACCTGCAGATATATAAGCCCTTATCCCCTTCATTGTCTTGTCGGTTATCTCAACAACAAGCTCTGCGGCGTGCTGATTGGCCCAATTCACGGCTGCCACTCCTATCGGATCGAACCTGTCCTGCTTTCTGACGAGCTTTTTGTGCATGACCGAATTGCCACCAGTAGTCAATATCTCATGCAATGCCGGTTTCAGGATGAGTACGCCCTCGGCTTTGATCTTATCCCAGTCGGTTATGCTTTTCACTTTAGCAGTTGGGGTGCGTCCCCTCATCTTTGCAAGCCCGGGTTGGATCTGTTTAATAGTCCAGTCGAGCCATTCATTTACCCTGGATAGTAG